TGGTGCGAAATGCCCCAAAAACCAAGAAGACCCTGCCGCTATCCCGGATGTCCGGGCTTTTGCGAACAGGGTCAGGTGTTCTGTAAGGATCATATGGCGTGGAGCGGTGACCGCCTGCGCGGCGGCGCGGACGCTCGCGGGTATGATGCCCGCTGGCGTAAGGCCCGGAGCCTTTTCCTGAAACAGCATCCGCTGTGCGCCTTCTGTCAGGCGGAGGGAAAGGTCGTTCCGGCAACCGTGGTGGATCACATCATCCCGCATCGCGGCGACCAGCGGCTGTTTTGGGATCAGAGCAACTGGGAACCACTCTGCAAGGAATGCCATGACAAAAAGACTGGAAGAGGACTGTGATTCTCAGCATCCGGCTATATTTCACTCGAGAACATAAGGAACTTCTTCACAGGGAGGAATCATCTTTTTTACGAGGCTGAAAGGCTTCTGAAAATATGAACCTGGTAGCCAGAAGTTTTTCTTTTCTTTAGTTCCATCATCATATGAAATGGTGAAGTCAATACCACCAATATCGGTGCAGAAAGCATCCTCTGGAATCCCAGAGATAACACCCGGAAGGCAGGAAATCAACTGATCAAATCTTTCATGAAAGCTTTTGCTGGTAGTCCTATATGACCATCGACGCATGGGATTGGTTTCCGATTCAATCACGGGTTTCAATTCATATGAGATCGAATTACATTCTATCGTAAGTCTATCGTTATAGGCTTCATCAACAGGGCCATACCCCGATGCACCTTTAATGATGATTTTCACAATCTGTTTCATCATACCCGCCCCTTTCGGCCTTGATCTGCCACATGCTCAGTATACCACATCATAAGCTTGCGGAGGTAATTAGCATGAAAAATCCCTTCACCGCGCTGTTCCGTGCGCGGGACAAGCCCCAGGACAGCGTCAGCGCCGCGCCAACCTTCTACTTCGGCACCAGCGGTTCCGGGAAGCCGGTCAACGCGAATACCGCGATCCAGCTTTCCACGGTTTATGCCTGCGTCCGGGTCATCTCGGAAACAGTCGCCAGCCTGCCGCTGGGAGTGTATGAAGCGACAGCCGACGGCAACCGCAAAGCAACGGAGCATCCGCTGTATCTTCTGCTCCATGATGAGCCGAACAGCGAAATGACGTCGTTTGTGCTGCGGGAAGTCATGCTGGCGCACCTGCTGCTGTGGGGAAACAGCTACTGTCAGATCATCCGTTCCGGACGGAACCAGGTCACCGGCCTGTATCCGCTGCTGCCGGATAAGATGACAGTGGACAGGGATAAGAAAGGCATCCTGACTTATACCTACATGACCAGCACTGGCGAGCAGGTGGTGCTATCTCCGGAGGATGTCCTGCATATCCCTGGCCTTGGCTTTGACGGGATCATGGGATACAGCCCCATCGCGCTGGAGAAAAACGCCATCGGCCTCGGCATCGCATCTGAGGAATACGGCAGTAAGTTTTTCTCTAACGGCGCACGACCTTCCGGCATCCTGACGCACCCGAATACGGTGAAGAATCCGAAGGCCCTCCGGGAAAGCTGGAACAGCGCATACGGCGGTTCTTCAAACAGCAACCGTGTAGCCATACTGGAAGAAGGCATGAAGTTTGAGCCGATTGCCATCCCGAACAATGAAGCGCAGTTTCTGGAAACCCGCAAATTTCAGGTGGATGAAATTTGCCGGATCTTCAGGGTGCCGCCTCACCTCGTGGGCAATCTGGAGCACGCGACCTTCTCCAATATTGAACACCAGAGCATTGACTTTGCTGTTCATACCATCCGGCCCTGGCTTGTCAGAATCGAACAGGCTATGAACCGCGCTCTTTTCTCTTCTGAAGAGAAAGGGCGTTTTTATGTGCAGTTCAATATCGACGGCCTGATGCGTGGCGATTACAAATCCCGCATGGAAGGCTATGCGATTGCAAGGCAGAACGGTTGGTTGTCGGCAAACGATATCCGGGCGCTGGAAAACCAGAATCCCATCCCTGCGGAGGAAGGTGGCGACGCCTATCTGGTCAATGGCAACATGATTAGCATCACGACCGCCATGCAGCAGCGGGCCGAGGACGCCGAAAAGCAGCAGCCAAAGCTTGAGAGAAGGGAGCGGATGCAGCCTTGATTGTTCCGATTCTGACCGTTATTGCCACATTCATTCTACTCAGCATCCTGCTGATCATTGCCATCAGCTGGACACACCGACATTAAGGAGGAATTCCCATGCGCCACTTTTGGAACTGGGTCAAAAACGATAATGAGGCCCGTACTCTGTACTTAGAAGGCGTGATTGCCGAGGAATCCTGGTTCAGCGACGACATCACGCCCGCCATGTTCAAGGAAGAACTTTTCTCCGGCAACGGCCCGATCACGCTCCACATCAACAGTCCCGGCGGCGACTGTGTCGCAGCCAGCCAGATCTACACCATGCTTATGGACTATCCCGGTGATGTGACCGTCCAGATTGATGGGATGGCGGCTTCCGCTGCTTCTGTCATTGCGATGGCCGGTACGCACGTGACCATGAGTCCCACCAGCCTGATGATGATCCATAATCCCTTCACGATGGCCATGGGCGATACGGAAGAGATGCGGAAAGCCATCCAGCTGCTGGATGAGGTGAAGGAAAGCATCATCAACGCTTACCAGATCAAAACCGGGCTGGATCGTGCCACTCTCTCGCAGCTTATGGACAGTGAGACCTGGATGAACGCGAAGAAAGCCAAAGAGCTCGGTTTCTGCGATGAGATTCTGTACACCAGCGATAATGAATTGCCTGACAACAATGCGTCGGGCTTTTCTTATGGCCGGAAAGCGGCTGCTGCCTGCCTCATGAACCGAGTGATCGCCACTCTGTCCAAGCCGGAACCTACCCCTGAACCTGTTACCCCTGAACCTGTTACCCCTGACAACCGAGTGAAAGCGGCAGACCTTGAGAAAAGGCTGTCGCTTTTGAAATGAAGAAATGGAGGATATCACCATGAATCAGATTCTTGCTCTGCGCGAAAAGCGCGCTAACCTGTGGAACGAGACCAAGGCTTTCCTGGATAGCCATCGCGGTGAGGACGGCATGGTCTCTGCTGAAGACAATGCCACCTATGAAAAGATGGAAGCCGATGTGGTAGCTCTCGGCAAGGAAATCGAACGTCTGGAGCGTCAGGCCGCGATTGACCGTGAGATGGATCAGCCGACCGCCGCACCGCTGGTTTCTCGCCCCACTGCTGCTTCTGCTCAGAAGCAGGGCCGGGCTTCCGACGAGTACAAGAATGCCTTCTGGGGCATGATCCGCAACCGCGCCGCCAGCCCCGCTGTCATGAACGCCCTGCAGATCGGCACCGACTCCGAGGGCGGCTATCTGGTGCCTGATGAGTACGAGCGCACCCTGGTGCAGGGTCTGGAGGAAGAGAATGTTCTCCGTTCCCTGTGTACCGTCATTCAGACTTCCTCCGGCGACCGGAAGATTCCCATCGTGGCCTCTCACGGTACCGCGTCCTGGGTGGATGAGGAAGGTACTATTCCCGAAAGCGACGATGCCTTCGGTCAGATCTCCATTGGCGCTCACAAGGTAGCCACCATGATCAAGGTGTCCGACGAGCTCCTGCAGGACAGCGTTTTCAACATTGAAAACTACATCTCCGCTGAGTTCGCCCGTCGGATCGGTGCCGCTGAAGAGGAAGCCTTCATCACCGGCAATGGCACCGGTAAGCCCACGGGTCTGCTGCATGCCACCAATGGTGCTGGTACTGGCGTGACTACTGCCGGAACCACCATCGCTGCGGACGAGCTCTTCGATCTGGTGCATTCCATCAAGAGCGTCTACCGCAAAAAGGCGGTCTTCCTGCTGAACGACAGCACCCTGAAGGCTATCCGGAAGCTGAAGGACGGTCAGGGTCAGTATCTCTGGCAGCCGGGCATCAAAGAAGGTCAGCCGGACACCCTGCTGAACTACCGTCTGGTGACTTCTCCCTTCATGCCGGAGATTGCCGCTGGTAATAAGGTGATCCTGTTCGGCGACTTCAAGTCCTACTGGATCGCCGACCGTCAGGGCCGTTCCTTCCAGCGCCTGAACGAACTCTTCGCTGTGACCGGTCAGG